AAGAAGTAACCTCTTTCTAAATCCTGTTTCTTATTTTCGTTGGTGTGTTTGATTGAAACCGAGTCGTAGGTTAGTGTCCAAAGAGCTTTGATAACATTAAAGTATTCAAAAAACTTCGGTCCAGCATATTTTAATATCTTATTTAATTCTTCCAACTCATCGTCATTTAATGCTGGGATGGGTGTGAATTTAAGTTCATTAATTAATATTTCATCATCAATAACTTCAAACTTCTTGTTAACAACGATGTATTTAAACTCCGAAGACATCACTTGTAGATTAGCCAAGTGTAATGACATTTCACTAAATAAGGGATATAACTCAAACTTCTCAATCTTATCGTCACAGAACTTTAAAAAGTCCATCAACATATAATATTTGTGTTCGTAGTCAATTGGTTCTGTTAATAACCAGTCTGTCGTTAATCTGAAATGATTATTTTTTTTCGTTCTTCTTTTTTTTGGTTTGGTTTCCATTTTACCCTTCTATTTGTAAAATGTAATATGTTTCATCATTAAATTCAATAGTATCGTAATCACCATCGTAAGTGTTCAATGTGTGACCGATACCATCAGAACGAAGTAATCCTTCTTTGAACCCTTGTGTGTCTATATAATTTTCAATCTCCAAACCATAATTTTCTATTACGCTCATAGGGTCATCAACCAAATCATTAACTAAATCTTCAACCTTTTCCTCAATTAAATTTTCAGGAATAGTTTTATCACTATCTTTTAATTCATCCAACTCTTCGTTTAATTCATCATATTGTTCTTGTGATAAATTTTCCGAATCTTTCAAAAACAATTCAATTTCTTCAATTCTTTCTTGAACTGCTGGGTCTTCATATTCAAACTCATCTTCATCAAAATAGTCTTCTAAATTTTCTCTTACATTATCTTCTTCACTCTCTCTAAAATAGTCTTTAAGTTCTTCAACATCAATATAATCTTCAACAAAACTTTGATTAAAACCTTTCATTCCAATATCATCAATTAATTCATCAATTCTTTCATATGCGGACATGTGGGTGTCGTAATTATCACCAACCGCCCATCTTTCTTTTGATTCTTCTAAGTCGTTGGTTAACACATAGAAAACTCTCATACTATAATATTTGTAGGCGTAAACCAAGTTATATACGTCAATTCTTTTTTCAAGGTATTCAATTTCTTCTTCAACCGCTTCTAAATCCATCAGATTTTCATTATCTTCCGTTTCTCTTTCAATTTCTTCCATTCTTTCTTTTTCAGCGTAAAGTTGTTGTAACCTAGCATCATCACCAGGTTCTTTAGCCTCATAATCACCAGAAGATGAAGTCAAAAATTCAAATAAAACATTTGCCAAAATCGCAATCTCACTAGTTGCAGTTTCTAAATTCCACTCGTCCTCTTGTCGTAAATCGTTTTGTTTGGCTAATTCAATCTGTCTTTGTTTTTTGATTTGAATTTTTTCATACGGTGTTCCATATGTTGAAATATACTTATATTTAACACCCTCAAGAGAATTAACATTGGTATATGATAAATCTAAACTACCATTAACTGTAATGTTTGTGATGTTATTAGCATCCGTATTTCTCAGACTTAAATCACCATCAATAACAATTCGTTTACCTCTGAATTGTTTCATATTTTGAACCAATTTACCGTTATAATTAGTGAACTTTAAAAAATTAATATATTGCTCAGGTGTTATAACAACACTCTCTTGTCCTTCTTCCTCAACCAACATCTGAACAACCTTTTGTATTTGTGATATATCTATATTA